CAAAGGAAAAAGTCACCAGAAGCATTTGTCAGCTTTAGGTTACTTGCTCGTATAAACAAGTCTCCAGTTTGGTCGCCACCTTCTGTAATATAGCTATTCGACCCATCATGATAAATCTGCAAGTCAGACCCAGCACCAAACACGGCCTTGGCGTTGTCGCCGAAGTTGATCTGCGCCACCGCCTCAGTGCCGTTGGCGAACGCGCCAAGCTGCCGGGTCAACTCGCGCATCGAGTTATTGACGGCGCTGGGGAGCATGCCCTCCGCAATCGAAATGCCGCCGATGTCGGTGTTGTTGCCGGCGGTGGTGCCGTCGTAATCTGAGAGTTTATCCTTGGACATTTCCTACCTCACGGGGCGGCTGTTCCGGGCGCGTTGAACACGTCCATATTGATGGTGTCGGATGTTGGGACGTTGCTGTTCCTCTGGCATCTTCGCACCTATGTCTTGATGATGTAGTTGAGGATGATGGTCGGCTGCACGTTGTTGTGGGCCGCGCCACCGCCAGCGGCTTCGGTGGAGCCACTTATCAGCCCTGAGTCATTAGAGGTGCCGGATTGCGACCCCTCACTTGGCCCGACATTCCCGCCGCTTGTGCCGTCCACAGTTTTGAGCAAGGCGTTGCTGCTAAGGGTGTGGCTGTGGCTTGGCATCTGCGACGTGGTCAGGGTGTGCGTCTCAGCGCCGCCAGTGGCACCCAGAGTGTCACCGTCCAGACCGCCAGACTGATTGGTCAGCCGGTTGGCGGATGAGCCGCCCATATCATCCTGACCAGCGACAGCGCGCCCGCGCAAGTCTGGCAGGTTGAAGGTTGTCGAGCCGTCGCCAGACCCGTAGGTCGTGCCAATGGCCGAAAACAGTTCGGCATAAGTCGTCCGCGACACAGCCTGACCATATGTCAGCAGCCACCCTGACGGTGCCGACGTGCCAGCGAACGGCATGACCATACCCGACGCAAACGCGGCTGGTATTACTATGCTTGACCAGCCAAGCTGCCCGGAGCCGTCCGTGCTGATCACCTGACCGTTTGTCCCGTCACCGTCCGGCAACGTGAAGGTCGTGGTCGTCGTTACGGCAGCAGGCGCTTGCAGCTTGATTGCGGCGCTTGCGTCGTCATCTACCAGCGACAGGAGGTCAATGCCTGTCGTGCCGTCTGACAGGTCTTTCAGGTGGCTCATGACCTCCCTGATGGCGTTGTTCAAGTCGCTGGGGACCATCACCCCTTCGCTGAGGTTGATGCCGCCCAGAGCCGTGTTGCTTGCCGCTGTGGCGTTATATTCGCGGATGCTGTCGCCTGCGCCCATCTGTGTATTCCTTCGTTGCTGCGCTCAGTTTATCACGGCGCGGGGGTTATGGGTATGCCGGTCCGAGGAGGCTCTCGAAAGTCTCCGCAGGCTGCTGCGCAACACCAGCCGCTGTCATCGGCGCAAGGCCGCGAGCCAGAGGCCGCGCTGAGCCGAGAAGCCCGGTTGTTGCCGCCATAGTAGACCCACCGCCGTAAATGCTGCTCATTAGAGGGATGCCAACCGCTCTGGTGGCCATTCTCGGCACGTCGGTCAGGCCCATAACATCAAGCCTGCCAGCAGTGCCGCTGTCGGGGATAGTGCGCCCCATCACTTCCTGAGCCGCAGCAGCAAAGGGTTGCATTGGCATCTCGCCCTTCGCGAACTTTGTCTTGCGGGGGCCGCGCTGTGCGCCCTTCATGCCTCTTAGGAGTTGAGCGGGCGTGAACGTGCCGCCTTGCCCTGTTGCCGCAACCGTGACGGCCTTCTCGACCGGCAGAAGCTGCTTAAATGCCGCGTTTGCGGCGGCAAGCTGCGCCCCAGCATCGGGGTTCTCTTTGATTAGTTGCTGGCGCAGAGCCGATTGAAGCTCGAAGAGCGCGCGGCCAGCGTCCCTGTCAACACTGTTGCCCGATGTCATGAGGCTGATTGCCTCTTCTCCGAGATCGCTTTCCGCCTTTTTTAACGCCTCGCCACTCAGGGTTCCGGTTTCTTTATTGAACCTATCTAGAAGGACGGCTTTTGCCTTGCGCGAAAATGTTTCCTGAGCCGCATCAGTCATGCCCAGCTTGTCCTCGGAGAGAACGCCAATCGCGAACCGCTCCATCGCATCAGACGATACCGACAACTTAGGCAGGACGCGCTGATATGCGTCGCTGACAGCATTGTGCGCGTAAGCAAACGCATCCTGACCTGTCAGGTTCTTCGGCACCTTTACGCCAATCGGCTCAATCGCTTTGTCCATTGCAGAACGGTTGAACGCCTGCATTGCCCTTGTCTCAGCGCCCTTGATGATGTCTCCGTAGAACTGCTGCCCGGCGATACGCTCCTCAAGCGTCCGCGCTGCGCCGCCAAGGCGCTGGCCCGGAGTGAGGGGAATACCCTCACCGAGAAGCTGCTTTGCCTCTGGCGTTGTGCGGCCCGGCAATAGGCGTTGCGCCGCAGCGGACATGCCAGCACCAAGGCCCGCACCAATAGCGGCCTCTGGCGCTCTCTCTATCGGGGTTCCTTCTGCCGCGCCGAAGCCGTACAGACCGCCCTCAATAGCGCCAACCTTTGCCGCCCCGGTCACGCCAAGCCGAGCAAGGCCAGCACCTCCAGCTAGGGCTGTAGGGAGCGCCCCTACGGCCTCAAAGAAAAGGGACATATATGGATGGGCCTCTTGATATTGGCGCATCTCACCACGAATTTTCCCGATTTCCTCGTCATACGACAGGCCGCTGCTGGTGAATTGCGACCGGATAAACGCCTCGGCCTCGTCCGCTGTGCCGAATGTAAGACCTTGCGCGATTTGCCTGCCGATATCGAACGCAACGTCAATGCCAGTGCGCTCCATCGGAGCCGCGTGTTTTTTCTTTTTTGGAAGCTCAGCCATCAGCCCATCTCGTCAGGATCGTAAATCTGGAACTCGTTGACGCCCTCGAAAGCGTTAAAGAACACATCGCCCGGCTTGATCTTGCCGTCGTCAATCATCTTGGTGAAATCTTCGTCAGAGCCAACTCGCTGATAAACAGAGCCTTGTTGCTCGTCGGCGTACTCACCAAACCCGAAGTCGTGGCCCTTGTCTTGAACATACTTATCAAAAATGCTCAGGCGGCGCTTATTGTAGTCCATCACTTGCTTCTGCATTGTCGCGATGACAAGGTTCGCCTCTGGCGTGTTCGCCATTCTCACGGTCGCCTGTTGGAAGAAGTTCATGTCCCTGTCGGACGATGCGCCAGAGCCGGTGACACGCATACGAGGTGTCAAGAAGGCGGCAGCGGCCTCGATGATCTCTTGCTCGGACAAGTCTTTTACTTGCTCGTCATTCAAGAAGCCAAGTTCTCGACCGATCTGTTTCAGCGGCATCAAGGCGGACTGGATACGTCCGGTTTCTGCGCCGCTGCTCAGAAGGTCGATTGCCGTTTGCAGCCGCGCCGCAAGTTCTCTGTCTTGACCGACCTGCTTCTGCATTTCGCCGCGAGTATCAAGCGCTGCCTTGTAAGCAAGTTCCTTCTGCTTGTCGCCGCCCATAAATATTTGAGTTCCGGGCTTTTCCGCTCGCCTCTTCAAGTAATCGTTATATTCAGGTGTGCCGCGAACAAAGCCCATCGCCTCAGCTTCTGCCATAGCTGCCGTGATTTTAGGCTTGGGCTGCAACGCGGCCTCAGCGCGAAGGCGCTCTGTTTCAAGGCGCATGCGGTCAAGCGCCAGTTTCTGCTGTGCCGCCCTTTGAGCCGCCTCAGCCTCCTGCGCGCTACCATAAGCCTGCAAGCCAGCCGCGCCCATCCGCGCCAGTATCTGCCCGGTCGAGGTCGGCACGGGCTGCGGGCCAGCCTGCTCAAGTCCGGTCAGGGCGGCGGACATGATGCCCATACCCGTCGGCGATGTCAGGGGCTGGCGGAAGGCTGTGCCGAGGCGCTGGCCGATAGTGGGTGCCGTAGACGGCGCAGCGGGTGCTGCTCGCATCGCGCCGGGCATCTGACCGGCACGCATCGCAGTCTGTTCCATAGGCATAGGCAAGCGCGACGGAGTGCGCGCCTGAGCGGCAGCGGCGGCAAGCTGGGTCGCGTCCATATAGGGCGGCTTCGGTTGCCCAGCCCTCGGCCCCGCGCCATAAGTCGGATAAGTGCGGCGCTGGACCTGAGAGGTCGGCGCTGCTGGGCGCGCGCCCTGCAAGAATAGGCGTCGCGCCATCTCTGGCGGCATGAAAGCAAGCTGTCCGGGTCTAATCGCCATTATCTACGCTCCTGCAAAACCGGCAAAGCCACCGAGAAGTCCGCCGTATAGCGGGCCAAGCCCCGGTATCTGACCGCCCAACATAGCGCCGCCAAGCGCGCCCGACAGGCCACTCGCCAGCGGGTTGCTGTAGTACGGCGTAATTTGTTGTGTGCCAAGCTGACCGCCCTGAACCGCCGCGAGGTAGTTCGCAAGCGCCGCGCCCGGTGCCTGCTGCTCGAACTGGAACTTCTCGATGTCAGCCGAAAGCTCAGCCTGCTCCTGCGCCTCGCGGGCAGCGCCGATGCCGGCCAGCGTCTCAAGGTCAGCGAAGCCGAACTGGCGCGCCATCGGTGCCTGCTGGATGGCCCGCTGCTGCGCCTCATACGCCATCGGCGCGAGAGCCTCAGCGACAGCCCGCTGCTGGTAGCCGGAGCCGTAGCGCCCGGCCTTGCCAAACTGCGCCTCGACTTGCTCAACCGCAGGGCGGAACGCCGCAGCTTGCAGCGGGTTCGTCCCCATCAGGTTCTGCATCACCACATCCTGAACCGCGCCGATAAATGGCGACCCGGTGATTGCTTGCTGGCGCAAGCCCGACAGGGCCATCTCGGTCTCAGGCGAGAAGCCCACAACCGTCTGGCCGGGGTAGTATTGCATCGGCCCCTGCCCGTAGAGGCGCTTCGCCTCGGAAAGCCCGAACTCCTTGAACGGAGCCGTGGTCGGGTCCGTCATTGTCTGCGTGACCTGCCTCGTCGTGCCGCCGCCTTTACCCATCACTGAAATCCTTCATTAGCACCACCGCGCTCTGCCGGTAGTCTTTAAGTTGTCGAGACCAACCCCTGCGCCCGATGATCTCCATCCCGTCGCACCCTTGCGTCTTGGCCCACGCGGAAAGTGCGACTTCCGCTTCTAATAATTCGTCCAAGTCACCACCCGCAAGCCAAATCCGGCACATCGCCTTCTGCGGGTAGTCCACTATCTCCGTCACTATAGCAGACTTATCCAGCGGAAAGAACTGGGCCTTGCCTTCCTGTATTGACTGCCACACATCCTCGATTGTGTGCGATCCGCCCGCATATTCAAGCGCGTCCTCGATGTAGCGCCGGCAGCGCCGCCAGTGGTCTTCCATACGGTCGTCACCCAATAATAAGGTAGGCGAATGGAGCATCGTGTCCTGAATTGCTGTAGTTGATCACCATAGTGCCGTCGGTGCTTGTGCTGTCGATGTAAGGATTGTGATGCCACGGGTCGTGGTCCACGCCCGTGAAGAACACCAGCGACGACACCGAATATCGCGGTTCATCAACCGTGATCTGCGTGGTGGTCCCCGGAAGCGTCACATACCCGACGCTGTTCAAGCCGCCGTTTATTGTGCGGTTCAGAACCTCGGCGATCTCGCGTGTTGTCGCGGTGATTGGGTTCAGGATACGGAAGTTGGCGGTGCGCTGCTCTATCGTCATCGTCTACCGATGTCCCTCGCCTCAACGTCAATTCCAATCGCCTTACTCCACGCCCCCGACAAAGACATCCGCGCCCTGTGATACCGGCCCTGCGCGCGGAAGGGCGCAAAGTCGCCATCATTCGGCGAGATCGCGCTGGTGAATGTTGGCGTGTCGGATTGCCTGTCCCGCGTGCCAACCGCCAGCGTCACACTGCCGTCCTCATAATACGGGTAGACGCGCGTCACAATCGAGTGCTTCCCGGTTGAAATAGGAGCCTCAGCCGTCTCAATCGTCGCGGTAAGGGGCGCGCCTGTGAAGGCGTAAATCTTATCGCCGTAAGCGCCGCCGAAGAAGTATTGCCCGCCCTTGTAGAAGCGGCTGTCTAGCTGGATGCTGAGGCCATCAACCGTTGCCGACAGATTGTCGAGAGCGTCAACTGTGTAGCCAGACGAAAACATCGGCGAAAGCAGGTCAGCCTCAACCTCCGCCAGCGACCACTTGTTCAGCGTGTAGTTGTAGATAATTATCTTGTCGGGCTGGCCGGACGGCGAGGACGTGGACGTATAAGACCACATCGCGACTTCGTTCAGCGGGTCAACGGACGCGGACATGCGGTCGGCGTAGTTACTGTCGAAATCTTCTATGAAGAACTCGTTCACGCGCTCACTGCCAATCGGCGAGACGCGCTGACCGTCGAACGCATAGAAGCCGTCGGATGACAGGAAAAACACAAGGTTGCCCGCATTGCACACCGAGTTCTTGAAGTTGCACCCGCGCTCCGACACGACCTTGTCGAACTGCCAGATCAGCGGCGGGCCGGTGTAGGTGGCGCGGAAAATGGCGCGCTCGGTCAGGACCGTTGCGTACTCGCCGCCGACCAAGCCGGTGATTTCGCCACTGTCAGGCAAGTCTTGGAAGTCGGACTGATCCGTGCCAGCGACCCACCCATCCACA